GAATTGGATGGTTTCTATAGACTTAGCTCTAAAGGTTGGTATCTCTTTAGCATCTTTAATTTATATTGTACTTAAAATACGAGAGCTACTAAGGAATGGCAGCAAAAAGTAAAGACTCACGCTTAGTACGTGCTGGTGTTTCGGGTTATAACAAACCGAAACGTACGCCATCACACCCTAAGAAGTCTCATGTTGTTGTTGCTAAACAAGGCGATCAAGTGAAAACAATACGGTTTGGTCAGCAGGGTGTTAAAACAAATCAAACTGTTGGACAACGTAAGGCTTTTAAAAGTCGTCATGCAAAAAATATATCTCGTGGAAAATTGAGCGCTGCTTACTGGGCTGATCGTGTTAAATGGTCACCCAGTAAGACAGCTTCTAAATCTACTAAATGGAAAAAAGGATGAGCTTATATAAAAATATAAACAAAAGGAAGAAGGCAGGAACAAGTCGTTCTAAGAAAAAGTCTACAATTTCTAAGAAAGCCTATGCTAATATGAAAGCAGGGTTTCCTAAAAAGAAAGCACGTAAAGCGTATTAAAAATTATGTTAAAAAGTAAAACATTCTGGACGGGGATCACTGGTTTGATAGGCGCAGTAAGCGGCTTTCTGACAGGCGATCTGGAAATCGGTGCAGCACTTAACGTAGGTGTTACCTCTATACTAGCAATCTTTGTCAGACATGGTGTCAGCAAAGTAGAAAAGAAAGTATAAGACATGGCTTACGGTAGAAGAAAAAAAGGTGGTCAGCGTTTGATGGAAATGTCAAAGGCTGCTACTAAAAAGCGTATAGCTAAGAAGAACGCTAGGGTTGGTGGTAAGAAGTATGTTACACCATTACCTAAACCTAAGTCTACTGCTGGCGGTCGTAACAGAACTGCATTGCGTACACCTAAAGGTACAACAATTCCTAAGAAAGTTGTTAAGAAAAAAGTAACGCCACGAGCAATGGCATCAGGTGCAGGAATACTAAAAAGCAAATCAGCGCCAAAAATAGTTACACCTAAGAAGAAAGCACCTGCAAAACCGACAGGTAAAAAACGTACCTACCTAGATGATATGCCCGTAAATATGAAAGGCCGTGAATCTATGATGGATGCTGTAAAAAGTAAAGGGCCGCATGCTGCACTTGATGCTGCTTTAATTGCACAACTTATTGCGTCTAGAGGTAGATCACCTAAAGGCAAGCAAGCACTAGGTCGTACATTTACTAGATTAAAGAAAAGCCCTATAGGTAAAAAGGTTAGTGGATTGTTTAATAGAACTAAACCTAAAACTAAACGGGCAACTGCTGCTGATAAAAAGAAAAGCAAACAGACTGAAGAAGGTTATAAGAAGTTTGATGCTGATAGAAAAGAACGTTCACGTAAGGCAGCAAGCAGCAAGCGTAATAAGAAAACGTAATAAATGCTAAAAGCACTCTATGCAATTTTTAGGACATTGCTTTTGTTCCCTGCACTTCAAAAGATACTTGGTAAGTTATCTGGCGAAGTGCGGGGGATTAGTGCAGCGAAGCGTCGTGATGATAAAGATGACGCTGTTGATGACGCTATTAAGCGGGTGCGTGAGCGTGAAATTAAATAACAGTGAGCGATTGTTGCAGCATCCTGAGTTTGAGAAAGCTGCGTTAGCTGCACCAGAGTTTACAAGAGAAGCACTCAAGACAATAAACCGTCTTGAATATGATTTAGAAAGAAAATGACACCAGTTGTAAAAACAACGACAACAAAAGAAACTGCGCCTGTTACAAAACGTGACAAGCCTAGTACAGCACCTTTGGTTAAACGATGAGCGTAGAGTATATATTAGATAGGTTTGGTAAGAAGGTTGGTATGCTTCCGAGCGATACCAGCCAACGTGCGTTGCTGCTTGATTACTTAAACGAAGCTGCACAAGAACTTTACGAACAGTCTGATATGCCGGGTTCGTTAGAAGAAGCAGAGTTTTATGTGCAGGGTGATAAGACTATTGCCATGCCGTCAGATGTTTATACGATTCGTGAGATTCGTGAGAAGGGTAGTAACCACGATATGTGGGAAACTGTGCCACTTACAGAACGTTATCGTGAAAACAATTGGTCAGCAGACCACAATAAATTTCGTGTAAAAGGCTACAGCCCTATACAGCGTACATTGCCAACGAGTATTACCGGAGCAGCTAACGCAACAAACAAACTGCGTATTAAATATTTTGGTATTACTGCAGCAAGTGAGGTTATTAATCTAGTTTGTAAAACTGATCGTAGTGATAGTTATAATATAGCGCATACTACAACTGCAGTTGGGACTGCTGCTGGAACACAGTCAGATACTGTGGCTGATCCCGGCGTACCTATAACAGATATTATAGGGTTTACTCGCAGTTCTAAACCTGCAGCTACACAGGGTAAGGTACAGTTGCTAGACTACGTTGACACATCCATAGTTTATGCAGAGATACCATCTAACGCTTTAGAGTCTAAGTATCTTATTGTTGATGTTAGTGAGTTTCCTTTCTCAACATCTGCTGCACAGGATGATGCACACACTGTGCAGGTTCTTTATAAGAAAGCTTTAACAAGATTACAAAACGATACTGATGAATTTCCTGCGCCGGGATACGATAACATACTTGTAAGTAAATGTATGGAATTGTTTCTTGAGGAGCAGGGTAAAATGGAAGAAGCGATCTTACATGATCGTAAAGCATCGCGGTCACTCGCACGTCGTCAAGCTGATCTTGAACGTGGACAAGAACAGTTAGCAGTATTTAAACGCCACAATCATGACAAACTAACATGGCTCGCTACGCGCAAACATCGTTTATAGGCGGCATGAACATGGCCGTAGATGACGCTCGTCTCGCTGATGACGAGTATCGTCTGGGCATTAACGTGCGCAATAGGTTTGGTGATCTGCGTCCCGTACGTCGGCCTGAGAATATAACTGCAGGATTAACTGCAGGTGTTCCCATACAAGCTGTGTATGCGTTAGGTGATTTTATTTTAGTTGTTCAAGACGGCAACGCTTACTACAAGCACAGATTCTCTATAGCATGGACAACGTTATGGAATGCCAGTACGAACGCTACTATGCGCTTAGACCCTTCTGCGCAACATGTGTTCATACAGTCGGTGCCAGGTTCTACGTTAGACATTGCACGTAAGGCAAGAGAAGCTGCTGATGGTACGGGTACGGGTACTACAAATTCTTTAAAGTTAGATTACGATGTAGCACAGTTTGCTAAGACTGTTGCTGGCGTTGTTTTTCAAGACGGTGTTAACCAGCCTAATCTGTTAGTGTTCTCTTCAACAGAAGAGGGTGCAACAGCAACTGTACGTAAGTGCAGAACATTTGCTGAGTGGGGTACAACGATTGATGGTGTTGTTTGCAGAGAGTATGTACCTATCGGTAAGCAGATGGTTTACTTTCATGGTAAGCTTTACATGGTAAGTGCTGATGGTAGCAAAATTTATCAGAGTGTTACGGGTAGGCCAATTGATTTTATGATACCTGTTGACGAGGCAGGTGCTAAGATTGGATCAGACGAAGCTACTGCAGGTGCAGAAGTTATGGGCTATCCAGTAAGCTACGAAAAGATTACATGTATCGCACCGCTAAACACAACAAGCTTGTTCGTAGGTACACGCACAGGTTGTTTTGCTATAACACCGACGTATGATGTTAATTTGTTTGGTGAGCCTACATACAGAAAGCAATATTTGTTTGGCGCTTCTGTTGTAAATCAATTTTCTTTTGTAGATGTTCTTGGTGATTTTGCTTTTATAGATAGTGAAGGACTTCGTTCGTTTAACGCAGTTAAGCAGTTACGTAACGAAGGACGTAACAGTGCGTTCTCGCTAAAGATTGCCAAAGTGTTTGAAGACATTGTGCAACTTAATGGCGCTGTCATTAGCTTTGACAACTACACGTTCTTCGCAGTTAAAACAATTTATGGTTACGGTGTTCTTGTTTATGATGGTACGTTGCAAAAGTTTGTATCAATTGACATGTACCAAGATGACACAGGTACGCCGATAGGAGAGATTATACAATTCTCAAAGATAGATACTGACACTACACACGAAGTTTACGCAGCAACGTCTAACGGCAAGCTGCTTAGATTGTTTACCGGCGCACAGTACAATGACAGCTTTGTGCAAACAAAAGGCTTTAACACTGGTACAGTTGAGGTTGAACAAAAGCCGCTACAATTCCGTACGTTGTTTAACAACATTGAGCGTTGGGAGTTTGATACGATTCGTTTAGACACACCTCATGATGTTAGTCCAGAAGGTGTTAACACAGCGCACACTGATCCCGGCACATCTATGAAAGGTGTGTTCGCTTTACCAGTTACTGCGACTCCGTTTGATATGGCAGTCGGTACTGTGATACACTTTACTGGTGGTGGCGCTGCGCCTCATGATGCAGGTGCTACGTTTACTTTAACTGATAACGCAGGTGAACCTGCTGGCTCTACATCTCTCACAGGTATTTTTGAAAGTACGGGTGAGATAAACCAAAGTTACACAAAAGGTTTCGTACGATTTACTGGTGAAGGTACAGTTAAGTCCTCACTCATAAGTAACTCACGTAAATCAGAAACGCCGGGAACTGTTAGCAAAACTATTGTAGCGCCGTTAGCTACTGCAGTAGGTTTTAACGAGAAGTATCCTATAATGTGGAACAACGAGAACAAGATACAACAATTTTTATTTAACTTTCAGCAAGGACGTAGTGGATTGAAGTTAGGCTATACTATTGAATGGAACAATAGCGCTTCATTGTCTATGATAGCTGCTGAGACAATAGATCAGACACCGAAGAATCCTTTAATGACACAAGCTTATGGCTAAACAAGTAGATAGTACAAAATTTACAGACGATAGCGTTTTGTTTGCATCACGATCTGCCGCGAATACGTGGCGTGAATCGTTATCAGTTGCAACTAGCACTACGTCTGCAGAGGGTGTGGCGAAACGTTGCACACACGTGGCAGACATCGCAACCGTTGGCGGTGATAGCGGCACTACAGCAGTAACTGCAGGTGCAAGCGTTAGTAGTGATCCCACTACAATACCTACAATAGGTGACGCTTACGATGCTGCAGAAATAAAAGCTGCCTTTAAGCAAGCTGCAGAGAAAATTAATTACTTAACTTATAGACTGGAACAAGCTGGTCTAATGGAGAATAGCTGATATGGGAGACAATATATTTACACAAGGTCTTAATTACTTAAACCCTTTAAATAACGACGGCCTTTTTGGTAATGACATTGTGCAAGACGCTCTGAAAATGGGGCTACAGTATGGTGCAGGTAAAGTTTTTGGAGGTACGCCAACACCTTCTGTAGGTGAAACTACAGAAGATGCTTATAAAGCAACTAAACGTTTTTATCCCGGCTATCAGCAGATGCTACGCGGTCAGGCAGGTATGGATCTTGCAAGCCAGTTAGAGTTTCTTAAACAGTATGGGCCACAATTTACAGCACAAACCCTAGCACAGCAACAAGCTTTTCAACCGCAGTTTAATCAACTTCAGTCTGATGAAGCTTTTAAACAAATGATGCGTCGGCTAGGTGCTGATGTAACTGCGATGCGTGGGCCGGGAAAAGCTTTGGTAGATGAAACTGAAGCACTGAAGCGTCAGGTAGATGATCCTTATTATCGTACAAGAGATCAAGCAGGTAACTTGACACGTGATTTGTTGAATCAGTTTGTTGATCCAGCGACAGGTAAATTTACTGGTGAACTTTCTGGCGGTGAACGTGCAGAAGTTGATAGGTTCTTAAACAGACAGCAGCAAACATCTGGTAACTTAGGTGGGCCGCAGTCGCTTATGAACATTGTTTCTAAAGCACAAGCATTTGGTCAGGGTGCGCAAGCAAAGCGCAATGCGTTAGGGCAAGCGTTAGGTGTTGCGACATCATTCTTACCAGCAGCAAAGAGTGGCTTTGATCCTCTACAAGTTGCTTTAGGTAGGCCAGCAGGACAGTTTAATACACAAACGTTTACGCAGCCTAACTTAGCAACGAACACTGGAAACCAAGCAAGTAACTTTTTTAATCAAGCGATGACTACTGGAAGACAGTCGGCAGGATTTCAAGCAAATCAACCTTCTTCGTTAGATAACTTTAGCAAGATGCAAAATTTGGGTTGGTAATGATTTTAGCCAGTTACAGTCTATGTATTGTTATGTTCTTGACTCTACTCTAACGTGTATGTGTTAGGCTGTAACTGGTGAATTTAAGGAAAATATAAAATGGCAACAGAAGAAGAAAAGAAACGGGCGCTTGCAGGATTGCAACTAACTCCAGAAGGCAGGGAATATCTGTCAGCGCAAGGTGTGCCAGAACAAGTTTATCGTGATCCGCGTGATGAAACTCTTGCAGCAACTCCTGCATTGATTAGACCTATCGCAAGTATGTTAGATAGGATGGCTAATCCCGGTCGCGCAGGTACAGCAGCGTCAATGAATCTAGGGTTAGCGCAGAAAGCGCAGCAACGACAACTAGACGCAGCAAAACTTAAAGGCGCACAAGAAGATGCGAACATGAAAGAGTTGCAGATGCGAGCAGCCAACGGTGATACTGATGCACTTAGACAGTTACGTGATTATCAAAATGCAATGAATGCGTATCGTATGCAGCAGACTCCATTTGACTATCGGCAGCTTCTCACAGGACTTGATGACGGGACGGGTCAAGCACGTCCTATAAGTGGGGCGGGTAATACACCACCTGCAGGAGGATCACCGCCCGCAGAACAAACACTTACAGAAGTAGAAAACTTAACACCTACAGAATTAGCAACACGTGCCGCTGATGATATAGCTGATATTGATAGAAGGATAGCAGATGCTGAAAATGTTATAAACACTGGAAGAGTTACTACTATGATTCCTGATACTTCAAGACCTCCAACTATGGGAATGCCGGGAGGTTCTGGATTTCCTTCAGAAGCTACGCCTCAATACGTTCGGTCAACGAGGGAAGCTACTATAGGTGAACTTAATAAAGCACAAGCAACTTTAACATCTCTGCAAAAACAGAGAGCGCAGATTCAAAGCACAGCAGAACGTTACAGTCCAACTAGCTCAAGGCAATGACCGAAGAAGAACGTAGAGAGAGGCTACTGAGGATGGGTCTTGATCCATCTCAGTATCGCTACGTCACTAACGAAGAAGCAGCCTATGAAGATACTACACGTCTTAGTACGGTAGGCACTGGGTTGAAACAAGCTATCGGCCCGACTGCTGGTGCGTTAGGTGGTGCTAAGCTTGGTATGATGGGTGGTGCGGCTTTTGGCCCTATCGGTGCTGGTGTTGGTGGATTAGTTGGCGGTGTTATTGGAGGTTTCGCTGGTGCGTTTGGTCAAGGCGCTATAGAAGAAGCTGTCCTCGATGACGCAGAGGAACAAGCACTTGCGTTAGAACGTCAAGCTGCTGCGCAAAAATATCCTTATACATCTTTCTTTGCACAAACCGCACCGTCACTAGGTTTTGTACGACCTAGCCCTACATTATTAAAAGCAATTCCCGGTGCGTTAAAGAATGCACCACTACGTACACAAACAGCTTTACAAAAACAAGCACTCACAGGCCTTGGTATTGGCAGTGGTTTAGAAGCTGGTGTTGAAGCTGGCTCACAAGCATTGATGGGTGAGGAGTTAGACTACGGTAGAATTGGTTTAGCTGGGCTTGTTGGAGGTGCGTTACAACAGCCTACAAGATTAGGCAAAAAGATTTATGGTGATACACCAAGACCTCTTACTGATGAAGAGGCACTTGCCGTATTACCAACTAAGCGAGAAGAAATTTTATCACGTGCCGAGAAAGCTCTTGAAGAAGAAAAGCTAAAAACTGAAGCACGTTTAGCTGCAGATGATAAAGCTACATCTGAAGCTGAAGCATCTAGGCGTGACGAAACTACAGCGACAGAAGACCTTGAAGCTACCAAGCGCCTTAAAGATGATAAGGCTAATGTAGAAATAGCATTAGAAAAAGCGCAGAGAAACAGACAACTGTTAGAAAAGCAAACTGAAAGCTTACGTGAAACGTACGGATCAGATCATAAGCTAGTACAGCAAGCTCAACGAAAAGCGATGGACGCGCTTCAAGATGAGATGACTGTAATGGAGCGTGTTAAAGAACTTAACGATCAACGTAAAGCACAGCGTGACGAAGCCAAACGCCAAGAAGCTGAAGTAGAAGAGATAGCCAACAGACACAACCAAAGACAGCAAGCACTTACTGGTAAAGCATTACGCATACCTCCGTCTGAACAATTACTAAAAGATGCTAAAGGTTTGTCTGAGCGTTTAGGTATGGGTTGGCGTAGGGCTGTCATAGAAGCAACTGATCGTTATAACGCTGAGACTACGAGAGGTGTATACAAGTTACCAACACATGAGATACTTCTTAACGAGAAGCTTGATAACCCAGACACACCTTTCCATGAATATCTGCATGGGTTATGGCAAGTGTTAAAGCGTGGCGATGATCCAAAGCATCGTGGCTTATTAGAATTTTTTGAGACTGACTTATTTGCTGAAAGCAAGATGCGTAATGCGCTGGAGTCTGACACAGATAAACGTATATGGTCTGAAGAACAGATTGTAGAACGTGCAGGTAAGATGCTGCAGAAGCGTATGACTGATGCACCTGCAGGTGTGATGGCTAAGCTAGGTAAATGGTTTGATGATTACAAACTGGAACGTGATGCACGTAAAGGCTTTGTACCTAAGAAGGGTGATACATCTGATAAACATTTAGAGCGCTTAGCTGATTGGCTTGCCATGCGTGGTGAACGTCAACCTGTGCTACAGCCACAACAGCTTGAATTGTTTTTAACTCAGTTGCCTGTGCGCTTTGCGGGTGATGGTCTTGATTCTCCTACTGCTGGAGGTGAACGCTACAGTAAGGACAGTGGTGGTACTGCTGATCCCAATGAACCGCCGCTAACATTTGAACAGCAAGCCGAGGAGATGCGTAAGATACGTGAAGCTTTGGAAGCTGAGAATCCTTCGCTTAAAAATCCTGACGGTAAACCAACTGATGCTGCACGTGCCTTTGCTAAAATACGTCAGGATCATTTACGATTGCAGGAAGCGAAAGCTGAACAAGTTACTGAAGGACTGAAGATAGCTGCCACGTATGACGAGAAGTTTAGAAAACGTTACACGAAAAAAGTACGTGATAAAATGGTGTCACGTATAAAGTCTGGTACGTTTAGTATTGAACAAGCACAGAAAGCATTGCTTCGGTTTGCTAATAAACCTTTTGCAAATGACATGAAAGGTGAGGATATAGCCAAGGTTATAAATTCACTGGAGATGTATCATGGATCACCTGCTGCTAAAACTATATTAGCTGAAGGTTTTAAAGGAGAAGAGTTAAGCCCCGGAGGATTAGCTGGTCGTGGTATATACATAACACCTGATAAAGATAAATCAGTTAGTTACGGAGAACCTATAAGTATACGCACTAACTTCAGAAGCTTACTAGATTTAGGTAGATCACAAGTAGATATTGAATCATTTTACAATGACTATACAACAAAAGCTACTCAGCTTGGTTATACAATTTCAGAAGAGCGTAATGCAATTATAGAGATTGCGTTTAACGAGGCTAGAAATAATCCAGAAAGTAGCATGCCCGTTAATGCGTTAGAAGGGTTGATTGATGGAATTAATCCTGCTACTGCGTTACAAAATTTTAATCCAGAACGCGGCATAGCACCAACACCTGTGGATATACGTAATCGTATTCTTAACGAGATGGGTTACGATGGATTAACTTATGTATTTGATGGCGTTAGAGAAGTCGTAGCTTTCCGCGAACCTTTTCAAAAAGCTAACGGCCAGCTTCAAGAATACTACACTGACCAAAGACTACAGAAGGTAGACTCTGAAAAATTGCTAGAGGATATGAACGACTATCAGTTAACCTCTGCTACAGATCACTTCTCGTCTAACCCTGCAGTGCTTACACAGTTTGGTATACGTAGTATTGTAGATAGCGTGAGAATTGTTGGTCAAACTGTAGAAGAGAAAGCGATTGCCAATCGAGTTGCTGATGCTTTGGATGCTACAGCCCGTGACAGTCGTGAGTTGCAGGGACGTTTCATAGAACAATTCTTAATGCACCAAGGTGAGGTGAAGCTAAGCCAACGCGATGCCGAACTTGTACAGATTTACATGGTACATAGAAGGCGCAAGCTACCCGTACCTAGCGAAGCACAGGCAGCATA